AGCGGCAACACAGTGGTTCCTGCTGGTACATACTTGGTGTTTCCAACAGCTAACGTGACCATCGAGGCCGTTTCAGCTTACAACTCCAACACTGCTTGCACAACACCTTCCACATGGTCGGTCTGCTTGGCAAACAACACTGGTGGTGTGCTGATTTCTGACGGCGTAAACGTCCGTGCAAACGCTATCGTTGCTACTTCTGCAACCGTTACACTGGCAACAGTGAACGGCGGTGAAGCCGCCTCCGGTACGTTCAACAAGTAAGGAGTTGGCATGGCTAATCCAGATTCACTAGCTCAAGCAACGGGTGACATAGTTAGTAACTATCGCCTCGGTGTCATTCGCGGAACGCAATTGAACACCGCTGGTAATGCTGTTATTACTATTCCCATCTTGAATGGCGGTCTGACGAATAGCAATGCTACGGTTGGGTCAGGTTCGGTCATTGTGCGGCGCGTAACCGTGCAAAACCCTATCGGCTCAGTCGCATCGGCAAATATCTCAATTGGTACGACCAACGACGGCGCTAATTTAGTGACTGCTAACACAGTCCTTTCAAGCGTGTCTGCCGCTGGTAAGTACCAAGATATTTCTAGCACTGCAACGACTTCAGCCGTTACTGGAAACGTAACTCAATGCTTCTACGTCAACGTGAACACTGCTTCGGGTAATGCCAATACAGTGGACATCGTTGTGTGGGGCGATGTTGTGAGCTTCTGATGGAAACTGTTTACGTAACGAACAATAGTGGCAAAACGCTGGTCGCTGACTATGCGTTTAAAAACTATGAGTTCCCCGTTGGCGAAACTGTGCAGCTGGCTGTTGACGCAGCCAAGCACATTTTTGGTTTCGGCGTAAACAATAAAGAACCGCATTTAATCCGTCTGGGTTTTATGCGTGTCAACACAGAACGTGAACAAGCATTGGAGAAACTTGAGAAGTTTGAAATTTCTCACGTAGCTCCCGAACAGAACCGCTCGTTACCCTCGGCGGTCGGCGTAGTACCCCTTCGCGTTGAAAAACGCGCTGGGGGAAAGTCGTCTCTCGCTAGGGCAGCTTAAACATGGAACTTAAATGGCGACTCTCGCTTCCTACATCACGGAAGTCCAAAGACTGCTGCATGACGCAAACTCAGTCTTCTGGTCTCAGTCCGAATTAACGGACTACATCAACGATGCCCGTGAGCGCGTTGTACGAGATACTGGCTGTTTAAGAACCTTACAAGCTGCAAATACACCCCTAGCACCCGACGGTACAGCTGCTATCCCTTGGAATGCCGGGACAGTCGTTACTGCTGGTCAGTACGTCTTCTCCGGCATTTTCATTTACCAAGTGGTCACTGGCGGCGCTTTGCCGTCTACCGTGCCTCCCTATCCTTCCGCAAATAGCGTGTATCCACCTTCGGGCAACATTACTGTTGGCTCAATTGTGTTGACTTACACAGCTCCTTGCGAAATCATCCCTTACGCAGCCTTGCCACAAGGCATTCAGACGTTGGATGTGTTGACAGTCAACCTTTTCTGGGGAAATAGCCGCATTCCTTTGCGCTATCTTCCTTGGACAAACTTCAACGCTCAGTTGCGCTATTGGCAAAACTACGTAGGCCGTCCCGTGTGTTTTTCAATTTACGGGCAAGGGCAAATCTACATTGGTCCAATCCCAGACCAATCGTATCCAATCGAACTGGATACGGTTATCTTGCCTCAACCTTTGACATTGAACAACGCTTCGGCAACGGACGTTATCAATGACCCCTATACAACGCCTGTAGCGTTCTATGCGGCCTACAAAGCCAAGTACAAAGAGCAAAGCTATGGCGAAGCTGAAATCTACAAACAAGAATACAACAAGCACGTAGATGCAGCCCTGAACTCGACGTTCACTCGTCGCATCCCTGACCCCTACTCAGCACCGTACTAATCATGGCAGCAGCAGAGCAAAAAAAGTCCTATGCTGTCGTTAAAAACTTTGCTGGCCTAAACACCAAAGCTAACCGAACAGCGATTAAAGAAGACGAGTTCTCTTGGATTGAGAACGCGATGCCTATTGGTTACGGCAACATCAAGATTGTTCCCGCTCAGACCGCTGTTCTTGATTCAGGCAACTCTGCTGTTAGCTTTGCAAACACAACTACTTACCTGACATCAGCTAACCTGAACACAAGCGACTACATCATCTCGTTTGAAGCAAATGGTCGGGCTGAATACTTCAAGCTGGACTCTTTGACCAAAGGCAACGTGGCTACATCTGGCACGTTTTCTAGCACTGGAGTGTCTGCAACTCAATACAAGAACGAGCGCATCATCATTGGCGACCCTAGCAAGGGTTTATCAAGCTGGGATGGGGCTAATTTGGTCTCTATTGGCGGTGTTGGCACTATTGGCATCACAAACCCCGGCGCAGGCTATACGTCGGCTCCAAACGTCCAAATTGGCGTTCCAAACCAATCAAACGGTGTTCAAGCTACCGCTGTAGCCACTATTACAGCCAATGCGGTGACCGCTATCACAATTACAAATGCCGGAACAGGGTACACATCCGTTCCTTCAATCACGATTACAGGCGGCGGCGCATCTACAAACGCCACTGCTGTGGCCTCTCTCGTGACGTTTGCAACAGGCACAGTATCTGTTTTGGTAACCAACGGGGGTACTGGGTACACCAACTCAGCCAACATCACGGCAACAATTGGCAACGCATCGGGCTGGACAACGCAAGCAACCTGTGTGCCAATCATCAGCGGCGGTCAAGTCACGCAAGTCATTATGACCAATGCTGGCGCGGGTTACACAAACGCATCTAACGTGGTTGTGACCATCTCTGGGGGTGGCGGCAACAACGCAACGGCTACTGCAACGGTTGCAACCAATCCAATTGTGGATGTGGCAACTTTCTCAGGCCGTGTCTGGGTGGCTCAAGGCCGCACGGTGTATTACTCGGCTGCTGGCAGCTACAGTGACTTTACATCCGTGTCTGCTGGCGCATTCACTATTACCGACTCGACATTGCACGGTCTGATTCAGGCTCTGTTGTCAGCCAACAACTTCTTGTACATCTTTGGTGACGACAGCGTTAACGTCTTTTCTAATTTGCAAGTCACCACCACTGGCTCAACCGTGTTCACAAACACCAACGTCAGTGCGTCGATTGGTAGCAAACGTATTTACGCCATCTTCCCGTATTTCCGTTCCGTTTTGTTTATGAACGACTACGGTATGTATGCCCTTGTCGGAGCTACAACCAGCAAGATTTCAGACAATCTGGACGGCATCTTTCCGCTGATTGACTTCACGTTGCCAGTGACTGCTGGACAAGTTTTGCTCAACAACATTTTGTGCGCTGCGTTCAGCTTCACGTACAAAGACCCTTCTTTGGGACCCCGAGAAATTCAGGCGGTGTTCTTTGAGAAAAAATGGTTTCTTACAAGTCAGGGCGCACTAACTTACGTGACTTCTGCGCCCGTGTCTGGCCTTGTGAATTTGTACGGAGTGACAGGTACGCAGTTGTACCGTTTGTATGGCGACGCATCAGCCAACATCAGCAGCAAAATTCAGACGGCCTTGATGGACATGAAAGACCCCATCAGGACTAAACAGGCTTTGAAGTTTGGCATTGAAGCGACTTTGACTCAAGCTGCAACGCTGACTGTGACGGTGGATAGTGAACAGGGTTCTAGCCCTGCGTACACGCTGACGAATGATGTTGCGTGGTACAACAATTTCAGCCAAACTATCCCTTGGCAAAACAACAGCAGCGTCATCATCGATTGGCTTTATAGCCAAGGGTACTATTTGTACAAGTCAGACGCGCAACAGTACGGCAAGTATTTGGGTTTGACAATGACATCAAACACCGCTGGTTTTGTGACAAATACGTTCGAGTTTGAACATGAATTGAGAGTGAGGTTCTAAATGGCAGTTCCGTATACCTTTGGCAGTGCAACAGCTGCTATTCCTTTGTCCCAATTGGACAGCAACTTTGCTACGGCTATTACGCTTGGCAACACGGCAATTCAGCTTGGCAACACTGTGACCACGTTGAACAACATGACGTTAGCTAACGTAACTGTTAGCAGCGGAAACGTGACCGTGGCTTCTGTAACAGACTCAGGATTGACTGCTGGGCGTGTGAACTATAACGGCACAGGTTGTCTGCTAGTAGATTCTGCCAACTTAACTTTTGATGGCACTAATTTAGGTCTTGCTGGCGGCACAGCTAACGGAGTAGCCTATCTCAATGGCTCTAAGGTGCTTACTACTGGTTCTGCACTGGTGTTTGATGGTGCTAACTTGGGTGTGGGTGTTACTCCTAGTGCTTGGGGTACGGGAGCTTCTGTAAAAGGCTTTCAATTACCCGGTGTTTCTTTGTGGGGTTACGGCAACACAAACGCTTATCTTTCAGCAAACGCTTATTACAACGGTACAAACCGCATCTACACGACAAGCGCATACGCTAGTTAATATGCACAATCTGGCGGAACACATATTTGGTTTAACGCCCCATCAGGCACAGCAGGTAACTCCATCTCCTTTACCCAAGCAATGACACTAGATGCTAGTGGGAATTTGGGTGTTGGAACTACAAGTCCCGCTGTATCTGGCATCAATACAACAATTAACGTCAAGTCACCCAATTCTTCTGGCTCTGCTTATTTGTTAGCTCAAAGTAGTGACGGT